AAGGACGCCGAAACGCTTGGAATCCTGACAGTTACTTCTGAAGCTGGAAGCGCAGCTGGAAAGACAAAAATCACTGTTTCCCAGACATTAGTCGCTGGCAGAAAGTATGTCTATAAGACACACGCTTCGACTGCACCTTCTGTAGAATATAACGACGTATTGACCACTGGCTGGAATGATCTCCCTGCTTCCGGCGAAATCACAGCTACAAACGGCCATAAGATAACCGTTGCCGAAATCGACGTGAATGACAACAAGGCGAAGAGGGCTGGTAACGCAACGATCGTCGCTGCCACTGAATAAGCGGAAGGCGGTGTGACCGGTTATGCTTGAAAAATTAAAATTATTGCTGGGTATAACCGGCAATGAGAAGGACGGCCTTCTGCAGTTCGTCCTGGACACCGTCACGGACATGGTGAAGAATTATTGCCACATGGCCATCGACGAAGCCATTCCGGCCCAACTTGAAAATGTTGTGGTCCGGATGGCCGTCGATATGTGGCGGGCGGAAGGTTACGGCAATGAAACAAACAGTAACGCCGAAGTAACGTCAGTGAAACGCGGTGATGTTACAACATCATTCAGGCCGGTCGGTGGTGATTTTAACGCTAATACAGGGGCCGGTGGTGCGGACTTCATAAAGGCATATACAAAGCAGTTGAACGCATTCAGGAAGGTGGGGTGGTGATATGTTCGGAAACCCTGCTGCTGAACGCGCTGCCATCGAAATGACCTATGAAGACACCTGCACCATTTACCGAATGGCAGAAGTCACTGGAAGCAATAAGATCACAAAGGCGGAAAGGGTACCGGTGGCCGAAAATGTCATCTGTTCCCTTTCCTCCATGCAGATCAGGCCATCAGAGCAGACAGCAGCACAGAATGACATTGAATACACGGTGAAGCTGTTCCTGGGACCGGAAATAAATATCCGCCCAGGCGATCAGATCGACGTGAAACGGTTCGGACGTGTAAACCCAGCAAGCGAAACCGTTTTGAAGTATGAAAGCACCGGCCAGCCTATGATCTACGCCACACACCAGGAAGTCATGGTGAAGGGTCGTGATATCGCGTGAGTGTTGATTTTAGAGATCTGATAAAATGGCGCGATAACATGGCCAATATCGCCGCGGAAATGGACCAGATCATGGATGAACTTGTGGTCGGTGAAGGCGTTTATGCGGTAAAACAAGCGAAGCTGATCTGCAAGAATGATGTTCCGGATATCGTCGGAAGCGGCGACTACAGAAACAACTGGCACAGCAGCGACAAAGCGATCCGGAATGGCCGCAGCTATAAGGTTGACGTATTCAATAATTTAAGCTATGCCAAACACCTTGAATATGGCTTCCGTTCCCACTTCGTCCCTGGTCACTGGGAAGGAAACACCTTCGTATATCAGCGGGACGATCCGGAAGGCGGAATGTATGTCGGGCCATATAAAGGTTTTGTCCGCGGCCGCTTCGTGCTTCGCAGAGCAATAAAGCGAACGAAGATCACACAGGAAGCCAGGTTGAAGCGCAAGCTGAACCGGATCCTGCAAGAAAGGTTAAACAGGGGGTTGTAATATGACGGTAAACAAGTTCATTGAAGCAATCGCCGCCAAATTAACCGCCCTGTGGCCTGATAAAAAGGTTTACGTTGATGAAATACCGCAGGGCGCCGACGGAAACTTTTCAATTCAGGTTATTGAAACATCGCAGTCAAAGCACCTGGGAAACCGGTACAAGCGAACATATCAGTTCGATGTTGCCTATATAAAGAAAAAGCATGACGCCATGAATTATCATGCCTGGGCGGAAACCATGTACATGGAATTCGGGACCATCAAGATTGATGATATGACCTTTCATATGACCAATCTTCACACTGATACCGTGGACGGGATCTTCCATTTCCTGATGGACGTGACATTCATGGCGCTGTTTATTCCTGAATCCAATGACGAACCCATGGAAGATCTGCAGGTGTTCGCTGACCTGAATATTCGAAGTTATAAGAACGTCCATATCGTCGGGGTTTTATCACTGGGCGCTGGCGGAAGGGAATACCTGTACCAGTTCCCTGAATGTGGGCCAAATCAGTCTGGGGGTGTATAAGGTGGCAAAAGAGCATAAGGCGGCAAAGGAAGTGCCGAAGTTCACAAAAGAACAGATTTTAAGCAGCAAGACGCTTTCCATCAACAAGGATGTCGCCGCCGCGGTCCTTGAAGATGGCAAAGCATATTCTATTCAGGAAGCCGAAACGCTTGTTTCCGGCTATCTCAAAAGAAAGGTGTGATCTAAATGCCTATTGGTGGCGGAGTATTTACAATTCAAAACAAGGTCCTCCCTGGCGCGTATATCAATTTCGTCGCGCTGGGAACCAGGATCGTCACAGGATCCCGCGGCGTTGCAGCGCTTCCCGTTGCATTGAACTGGGGTCCTGACAGCAAGATCATAACCATTGACGCCGGTGACTTTAACAAACAGTCAATGGCTTTATTCGGGTATGATCCGACAGCGCCTGAACTGCTTCTGATAAGGGAAGCCTTCAAACGTGCAAAGACTTTGAAGCTGTACCGTATCAATGGAGCCGGTGGCGGCGCTGCAAAGGCAACAAAGACCATCGGCGGAATTACAGTGACCGCCAAATATAACGGAACCAGGGGTAATGATATCAAGATCCTGATCCAGACCAACGTGGACGACGAAACGAAGAAGGATGTCATCACTTATCTGGGAACTGTGGAAGTTGACAGACAGACCGTGGCCAATGCAAGCGAACTGGTGGCCAATGATTACGTTACATTCGGATCCGGTACGCTTACCAATGCAGCAGCCACTGCGCTGGCCGGTGGGGCCAACGGTACCGAAGACGGATCGGCACATGCTGACTTCCTATCAAAGATCGAAGTCGAAGAATTCAACACGATAGGATATCCCGGTACCGACGCAACCACAAAGGGCCTTTATGAAGCATTCGTGAAGCGCTTGCGTGACAGCGAAGGAAAGAAGATCGTCGGTGTGCTTTACAACAAGTCTTCCGACTATGAAGGCATAATCAACGTCAAGAACGGCGTTATCCTGGAAGACGGAACCGTCGTCACAGGTGACAAGGCCGTGGCCTGGGTTGCCGGTGCTACTGCAGCAGCGGAGATCAACCAGTCGCTGACCAACACCGCATATGATGGCGCTGTGGACGTTGACATCAGGTACACGAAATCCCAGTATGAAGCAGCCATCAAGGCCGGTGAATTCGTCTTCTATGGCGAAGCAGGAAAGGCCCGCGTCCTTGCGGACATCAATTCCCTGACTACATTCACCGAAGCGAAATCCCAGGACTTCACTTCAAACAGGGTGATCAGGGTCCTTGATGGATGGGCCAACGATGTGGCCGCCATATTCGGCAGGTCCTATCTTGGAACCGTAACAAACAGCGATACAGGCCGTCAGCTTTTCAAAGGCGATCTTGTGGCCCTTGCTAACCAGTACCAGGCAGCCGATGCGATATCCGACTTCGTTCCGGATGACATCGAAGTGGTTCAGGGTATCGGCAAGCGTGATGTTCAGGTTGCTGCAGCATTGAAACCGAATGATTCGATGGAAAAGCTGTATATGGTCGTATCCATACAGTAAAACGGGGGTGAAATGATCAATGAAGACTATGAATGCACCTGACGCCATAAACGGCAAGGAAGGCAGGGCTTACGCGAAGATCAACGGGAACAATGAAGAATTGTTCTATGCGAAGACCATTGAAGCCACTGTGGAGAAGACAAAGGTTGACATCAAGGCCATCGGAAAGCGCATGACCGGCCATAAAACAACCGGCCTGAACGGAACCGGCACCATGACCATTTATTACATTACTTCCATGTTCCGTCAGCTTATAGTTTCCTATAAGCGCACTGGCCAGGATGTTTACTTCGACATGGTTGTGGAAAATGACGATCCCGCTTCTGCTGCCGGTAAACAGTCAATATTGCTGATCGGCGTAAACCTTGATTCAAGCATATTGACCAAACTGGACGGCGACAGCGACGATCCGCTGGATGAAGACGTGGAATTCACCTTTGAAGACTTCGAAATCCTGACGCCATTCACTAAATTTTAACTATTAAAGGAGGTTAACCGCTTATGGGCAAACTACAGGAATTTCTTATGGAACAGGAAGTGGAACCGACCACCACGGCGGAAGTCGAAATAAAACCGTTCCCCTTCCCCTTCGTGATCAGGTCTATCACGGAAGGCGAAAACAAGGCAATCCGCAGAAGCTGTCAGAAGATCATATTTGACAAGAAAACGCACCAGAAACAGGTTGAAGTCGACAGGGACCTTTACAACAACCGTCTGATTATCGCCTGCTGTGTGGACCCGAACTTCAAAGACGCTGAACTTCAGTCTAAATATGGGGTTATGGGCGCCGAAGACCTGATCGACAAAATCCTTAATCCTGGTCAATATACGGACTTGCTTCTTGCTATTCAGGAGATTAACGGCTTCACAGCCGATATTAACGAACTGAAGGAAGAAGCAAAAAACTAATAACGGGGGGCGGCAATGCTGACGAAGCCGACGGCGAATCGGTTTACGCGCATTACGCCCTCCACCGCTTAAAAATTCTACCCAGTACACTATTCAGCCTGTCGCTTCGCGAACGGGCCTTTATTTATGCTTCCATTGACCTACAGATCGAGAAGGAAAAGAAGGAAGCCGCTAAAGCTAAAAAATTAAGCAAGAAAGGACGGTGATCCATAGTGGCCGGTGTATCTACCAGTTTATCGATCCAGGATAGAATGACCAGCGCGCTTAATAAGATCACGGCCGCTGTGGCACGGACCAACAAGGCACTTGAAGTCACGGACAGATTAAGTGAACAGGTTGATCCAGGGGCCGGCTTTGAACGGGGCGCGTCTTCTATCAATATCGCAACCCAGAACATAATCTTCTTTAATGAACAGCAGGAACGCACGCGGGAAGGAGCAAGGAAAGTCGAATCCGTCTGGGGGCGAATATCAAGCCTGCTAAAGACGGCCGCCGCGGCGTTTAGTATTCAAAAAATTATAAACCTGGCTGACACTATGACGCTGACGGAAGCGCGCTTAAACCTTATCAATGATGGCCTACAGACCACAGCACAATTACAGGATAAAATCCTGGCTTCCGCGAACCGGTCCAGGACTTCTTATAATGCTATGGCCGACGCCGTCGCGAAACTGGGTACACTGGCCGGAAGCGCCTTCACCAGTAACGAAGAAATGATAGCCTTCGTCGAACTTATGAACAAAAACTTCGTTATTGGCGGCGCAAGCATACAGGAACAGACCGCGGCCATGTACCAGTTAACCCAGGCTATGGCGGCCGGCAGGCTTCAAGGTGACGAATTCCGTTCTATCATGGAGAACGCGCCGCTTCTGGCCCAG